AAGGTGCCGTCTGCCATGGCTTGCTATCTCCTCCGAGTAATGCGGCAGGGTTCCCACCGTTGATCAATAGAGCAGATAGGTCACTTTCGAGCTGCTGCACGTCCTTGGACTCTGGCAGAGCGTACTGGCGCTTCATTCGTTCATAGAACTGGCGCTGGTCCTTCGGCATTTTGTCCGGGAGCTTGACGGTCCGGTAGCCGATGATCTTCATGATCTGCGTGTCCTCCGGCAGTGCCTTGAATAGTGCTCGAAACTGCCACCAGTGGAGTGCCTCCCTGGCCAGGTCGACCCGGTAGGCTTGAAAAAATGCGGCGTAGATGTACTCCGCGTCGTACTCGTAGGAGAAGGAGGGCGGTGTATAGCTGCCAGCGCCTGCCCCTTCCTTCGGCGGATCCTCCCCGCAGCGGTAGAACCAGAACAGCTTCTCGAGGGCCTTCTGGGCCGCCTCAGCGTCCACGAAGGCCGCGTCCGGGAAGTAGAGCTCCAGAGCTGTCCGGAGCTTCTCCAGGTTGCTCAGCGTCGGGTCCTGGATCATCTCCTCGAAGAGGATCCCGGTCCGGAAGTCCGTCTCGATCGGGACGGTCTCGCCGCAGACCTCGACGGAGTCGGGAAGGCCGTCGACCAGCAGGTTCACTGGCTGCCGCCGTTCTTCTTGGCGGCGATGATCTGCTGGGCGCGGTCGCGCTGCATCTTGGCGTTCTGGCGCTGGGTGTACTTGTTCGTGAAGTCGTTGAACTTCTTCTTCTCCTGGTATGCCCAGTTGGTCAGCTGCTCGACCGCCTGCAGGTGGGTCATGACGTTGTGCTCCTTGCCCTGGAAGACCCTGGCAGCCGTCCCCTCGCCGAAGACCTGGTCAAAGTAGCGGTCGACCACCTGGCACTGCTCCAGGTAGCTCGCGGCTACTGTGTCGTAGTGCTTGGCCTTGCACATCTGGGACTCTGCCAGCATGTGCTTGGTCGCCTCCTCGTATGGCCCGATGAAGTCAGCGTCCATGAGATCGCCCTGAAGTTCCACGCCGTTGATCGTGATGTTCATGTTTTTCTCCTCTGGTCAGTGCATAAATGAAAAATCAGCGCCCGGCTGCACTGTTAGCCGAGCGCCGTCTGGCCGTCCCTGCCCGTCATGGGTCAGTCGCTCGTCGCCAGCTGTCTGCTATTGTCAGCCCGTGGTCGTAGAGGCCGAGGCCGTCTGGTCGTACTTGCCCTTGAAGTCTCCAGCCGTGAAGACCTTGTTGACCGTGTCGAACTTGCCCTGGATGGGATCGCCGACCGCGTGGAGCGTTCCGCTGACGCTGATCTTCTCGCCGCCATCGCCCTCGATGTCGCTGACCTCGTTGGCCACGGTGAACTTGCGGGCCTTGTACTCAGCCAGCTCGTCCGTCGGAGTGCCGACCGGGTTGAAGAGATCGACGCGGACGTACTCACGCTGAGCGGAGTCGCCGGTGGCGTGGTCTCTGCCGATCTTGTAGAGGTCATAGATCGCCTTCTGGGAAGGGATCAGGCGGGACTCGTAGCCGAACTCTGTCTCGTAGCCGGTAACGTCCGCGGAGCTGGTCACCTCGTTGATGTAGGTCTCGCTGTCTGTCTGAGCGCTCGGGCTCTCGTTCAGAGAGGTGAAGCCGGTGCCCATGAGCTCGAAGCTGTCGCCTACCTTCAGGTAGTCGGCGATCGTGTTCCTGAGCAGGGCGGCACGGCTCTCGTCAAAGAGCTGTAAATCGAACTTTTTCATGTTCTTATGCCTCCTTGTGATAAATAAGTTCCAGTTGTATCTGGTAGCGCGCGTTCCTCATGGACTCGTCGAACATATAGCCGGGAGAGAGGCAGCGGATCGCCTCCGGATGACAGCCCTCAGGCATATCCGGAAAGTGGCCCGCCCGGTCCTGCTCCTCGACCCAGTTGGCGAAGTCCTCGTAGAAGCTGCTGTTTTCCATGTTCTGCAGCCGGTCGAGTCCGTAGTACTCGCGGCTGCCGATGTTGAACTGATAGCGCCGGTCAGAGCTGCCGTCGATGTATGTCTCGATGACCGGCGTGAAGATCCCGGTCTCGATCGTGTACTCGGTCGGCTCGTCCCCCAGGGCGTCCACCCTTAGCGCGCCATCTTTCAGGAGCGGACAGTCCAGGAAGTAGGCCGCCACGCCCTCGATGATCGACTTGGCCATGTTGTCCTCCTTCCTACTGGTTCATGAGCTTCAGGAGCTGGGCTTTGTTGGCCGTCTTCATCCGCTCGAACCACATGCCGCCGCGCCTTGGATCATAGTCACGGGTCTCTGCCGTCTGATAGTACTGGAAGCGGGCGTAGGGCGCGATGTATTTCACCTCGCCGGAGCCGATGACCGTGCCCATGATGCCGGACCGCTCCAGCGTTCCAGTGCGGTGAGGCACGAGAGGGCTGCAGAGACGCAGCACCTCGCTGTCCAGCGTTTCCTGCTTCTGAGAGAGCACGCCGTTGATCCTCTGCTTGGCGCCGGTGTCCCAGATCAGCCGCACGCGGCCGTTCTTGCCCTGGACCACTGCGTCCTTCAGATTGGTGATTAGTTTCAGTGCCATCATTCACCTCCGATCCGCCAGTGCCTGACCGCGTCGGAGCCCCTCAGCGTGTTGTCCGCGTATTCCTTCACCCGGATCACGTCGCAGCAGGATTCCAGTGCCAGCTTCTGCAGCGCTGGCTCGTCCATCGGATCCAGCCCCGGCAGGCCCTGGGTCAGCAGGACATCACCCTTCTGGATGGTCCAGTGGGCAGCAACTTCCTCATTGCTCAGCAGCTTGTAGGCCGCCTCGCTGACGTAGGTCCTGCCGTCCTCAGCCGTGACGCTGGCCGGGATCCTGAGCTTGTAGCTGATCGCCTCAGAGCGGACGCCTGCAGAGGACCCGGAGCTCCGGGCCTCCAGGTAGGAAGCGCCCGAGAGCTGTGTCGGGAAGTAGCTGTCGCGCCGATCAGCGCCAGGGCGTCTGTTAAAGACAGTCACCTGCACATTCACAGTCATGGCAGCACCCTCCCTTCACTCTGCGGCTGAGCCAGCCGGTCGGCAGCAGGTAGACTCTGATCGCCTCGAAGACCTTCCTGCGAAGTGCCTCCTCGGCCGTCTGGCCATCCTGCTGCTCGGTCACGTAGCTGACGCTGTAGCCGTCGTTGCTTTCACTCTTCAGGCCAGCAGACCCGCTTGCGCGTTTCTGGCTGTCCTCCTGGATGACGTCGGCAGCCGTGCAGACCGCCTGCTTCACCCGGTCGTCCTCAGTTGCGAAGATGTCGCCGTTCAGGTAGGTGAGGTAGCTGATGCACGCCTCAGCCTTCCGCTCAGCGGCGGCATAGGCGGCCTCCGGCATTGTGCCGCCGAAGGTCTCCTGGTAGTAGCTGTAGTCAGCGTACATTTAAGCCGCCCTCCTTCCGTCAGTCTCAGGCGCCTGCTGCAGGCGTAAGCACTGCGAACGGGAAGCGCTTGGTCTTGTCGCCCTTGAGTCCGTTGACCGGGTTCGGGATCTCCCAGCCGAGTCTCATGACTGCACGCAGGGCGACCATGTCGTTCTGCATCAGGTTGTAGGCGATGGTGCCGTCCGCGTTCTGGACCACGCCCTCGGTGAAGAGCTTGAAGGTGATGTCCTTGCGGATGGAGTACACGAGCTGGGAGAAGTCGCCGGAGATCAGCTTCGCAGCAGAAGCGTCGAAGGCGCCGTTGCGAGGGAAGCGGATGGCGGAGCCGTCCAGTGTGTAGTTGCCAGCCTGCTGCATGGAGCTCAGGAAGAGCGGGCGGTCGTTCTTGTCCTTCAGGTCTCTGAGCTCAGCGCGGAGAGAGATGTCGGCGATGTGGCCGCTCACGAAGTAGCCAGACTCCTCAACCTTGGAGATGACGCCGGACTTGCCGAGCGTGTCAGCGTAGAGGTCGCCGGTAGAAGCGACGGAAGCGCCTGCAGTCTTGGCCGAAGGAACAAGTCCCTCCCTCCAGTTTGCGGGCTTGCCGGTGCCGAAGAGGATGGCTTCGTCGATGACCTTGCCGAAGGCTTCCTGGACTCTCGGCTTTACCTCGCCCCAGATGTCATAATCGGAGTCGTCGAGAACTGCCTCAGGGATCGGCACGATGACAGCGACCTCCTCGGCGTAGATGACCTTCTTGTCCCAGGCCTGCTTTGTGGTCTTCTTCTGGCCGTTGTCTCCGTCAACGAAGTAAGCGACCGGGAGAGAGTCGAGCACGGGGAGCTTGGACTGGTTGCTGGTCATGTCGGCGAGTCTTCTGCCCATGGACAGAACTGCGGACTGCTCAACGGCGCCCTGCATGATCTCAGCAGCGCGCTCCTCAGGAATGAGGGCCTCAGCTCCGGACCTGTCGATGCCGGTGGCCTCGCCGTCGAAGAGCTGCAGATTAAAAAGCATTGTCTTTTTCATGTGTTTTACCTCCATGATGATTTAGCGCCGCGCCCACTTGCGGATGGCGTCATTGATCACGTCGTTGGAGTCCTGGGCGGTTCCCTGCGTGGATCCGTCCGCCCCTGTCTTGACGCGGTAATGGCTGCCGCCTGCGTAGCGCGGGTTCTCTTTCAGATACTTGTCGAGGGCCTTGTCGAAGTCGAGCTTGCTGTCGTCCTTCATGAGTGCGCCGACCTTGAAGAGAACATAGTCAGCGTCCTCCTGGCGGACTCCCTTGGCCGTCAGCTTCTGGGCGTTCTTCATAGCCTCCAGCTCAGCCTGTGCCTGGTCACGTTCTGCCGTGATCTTGGCCACGTCTGGCTTGCCTGCTGCCTGCTTCGCCTTGAAGTCTGTGATGGCCTGCTGGACTTCCTGCTCGCTCATGCCCTGCTGCTTGAAGTAGGACGTGAGGGCAGCGCGTTCAGCCCTCTGTGCGCGTGCGTTCGCGATCTCTTCCGCCTGAGCGAAGGAGAAGCTGCCGCCTGCGTTTGTTCCTCCGGCGTTGTTCTGGCCGCCGTTGCCAGCTCCGGCTGCATTTCCCGCGCCTGTGCCTGCTGCAGCACCAGCGCCGCCCTGATCGCCGTCATCGAAGAGCTGTAAGTCGATATACTTGTGTTTCATCTTTTCCTCCGTTTTTGAAGTGCGTGAACTTGTCCGTTTTAGGCCCGTCGGCCATAACAAGAGCGGCGCCAGGGCTCGCTCAAATTATCGTAATATTGCCGGGGTAGTCTCGGCTGATCGCCATGATGCCGATCGTGTAGGTGTCGATCAGTGCCCTGGCCTTCTGGTTCAGGGGCTGATCCAGCCAGAGTGCGCTGACGTAGCCCTTGGAGACTGCGACGTTCTTCAGGTCGACATGGGCCACCTGCCTGAGGCCTTCCAGCAGCGTCTGGGTGAGAGCGGAGACAGCCGCGCAGATGATGTTCTGCCCGGCGGGAACTCCGTCAGGCCTTGGCGCGTGCCCCGTGACTGTGATGCCCTTGTCGTTCAATTCGATCTCGATCAAAACTCTGCCTCCTCAATTCTCTGGCGGGCTGTCTCGAAGTAGCCCGGGTCCAGCTCGATGCCGTAGAAGTTCAGCCCCATGTTCATACAGGCCACACCCGTCGAGCCGGATCCCATGAACGGGTCCAGCACGGTGCCGCCTTCCGGGACCAACTGCAGGAGATCCTCCAGCAGTGGGACCGGCTTCTCTGTCTGGTGGTGCTTTTCCTTGGACTGCACGCCCGGCACGCTGTAGCACCCAGGCGCCACCTTGCAGCCCTTGACCATCTCGGCCTTCCTGGGGCCATTGGAGCCCCAGACCATGTACTCGCAGTCGTTCCGGAAGCGCTCCGGCGTCGGCCTGCTCGTCCGTTTATCCCAGACGACGATGCCCAGCCAGACGAAGCCAGCCGTCTGCAGCGCGTCCGTCATGGCCGGAAGGTTGCGCCAGTCGATGAACGCCCCCAGGATCCCCCCCTCTTTGACCTTGGGCCGGAGCTTCGCGAACGTCATCCTGCAGAACTCGGTGAAGCTCCTCTGGTCCATGTTGTCGCCGCTGAAGTTCTGGAAGCGGGCGGAGCCGTTGAACTCCTCGGAGCAGTACTTTGTCCGGGTGCTCTGCTTCCGGTTCCCGGCGAAGAGCCCGCCCGAACTGTAGGGCGGATCCGTCAGGACCATGTCGACCGATCTGTCCGGGACCTTCTGGACCTCCTCCAGGCAGTCGCCGTTGTATAGCTGTATCACTTGTTTCCCCTCTCCATATCCTTGCGGCGCTTTTCCTCGTCGCGTTCTTTCATCTTGTTGATCTGCTCGGCCTGCCACTTGGCGAACTTCTGCGGGCTGGGTGAGATCCTGCCATGCGTCCGGCCGGTGTAGACCCGCTCCATCTGCTCGGGCAGCTTCATGTAGGCGCTGAAGTCCTTGTACTCATTCATGAGCGCCTGGTACTTGCACTGGGCGTTCGTGATGTCATCAGGATCCGCCTCAGCTTCCCGGAGGAGCTCCACCTGCTCGCGCCTTGCCCTCATGGCTGTCTCCATCCGGCGCTGCTTCTGGGTGGCCTCGTAGGCGTTGTACTCCTTGCCCTTGTACTTGGTCTTCTTGGCCTCCCTGGCGTTCTGCTCTGCCAGCCACTTGTCGGAGTAGTTGCGCTCACTGACGCCCGGGATGAAGGGGTAGTAGTCGTGCCTGCAGTTCCAGCCGTGAAGGCCAGGGCCCGTTCCCAGGCCGCACTTGCTGACCAGCTCCTCCTTCGTGTAGACCTTTCCCTGCCACTCAGCATGCTCAGGACGGGCGCCTGCGTGCCATGTGACCTCGAAGTACTGGGTGCCGAGGCGCTGGGCGTTCATGTCCGTTACCTGTCCGGCCAGCTGGCCGAAGCCTGTCAGGAGAGCCCTGCGGACGGCCACGTCGATCCGGTTGTGCCAGCCGCTCTCGTAGTAGTCGACGCCCGGATAGGTTCCGGTGTCGCTGAACTTGTGATCGGAGCGGACTCCGGAGCGCGTCATGTCTGTCGTCATCCTCCGGATCAGTGTGCTGTAATCATAGGCGCCGTTGGCCAGCCCTGTGATGGACTGGTCGAGGTAGTCGCCATAGATGCCGGACATGTCAATGAACTGGTCCTTCCCGTTCTGCGGGATCATGAAGCCCATGGTCTTGGTGATGTTCTGCAGCTCCTCGCTGGACTGTTGCACCAGGGCGTCAGTGATCTGCTGCAGCTCCGGGTTCTGGTCGTAGGGGATGAACTCCTTGCCGACCTTCTCGTAGAGGTCCTTGTTGCGGGTGTATTCCTGCTCGATGACCTCCGCGTAGAGCCTGCGGACTTCTTCCTCGTTTCCGTCGACTGCCTTCCGGATCAGCTCCTGGATGTCCTCGGTGGAGTTTCCCAGGATGATCAGCCGGTTGATCTGCCAGTCGGCCGCGGAGGTGATCTTCCGGGCCTTCTTGACCCTCCGGATCACGTCCTTCATGATGTCCAGCTCCAGCTGCCGGTAGCGCTTCTCAACGCCTGCGGCCAGCTTGCTGTGATAGCTCTCGTCCATATCGTCACATCAGGACGCCGCCGCTCTGGTCGGGCAGCTTGGTCGCTGCCACCTCCTCAGTCTCGCCGTACCACTTGGCGCGATACTCTGCGAGGCTCATGGCGCCCATGGCCACGTCGTTCCTGTCCTCCTGTCTCTCTGCGCTGCTGTCTTCGATGATCGAGTCGTCGAAGCTGATGGCGATGTCAGTATTCTCCACGAGCCCGGTGTGGCCGGATGCCTTGCCCAGGCGGATGATGATCCTGACGAGATCCTTCAGGACGTCCTCGAGGATGATCTCGTGCTTGCAGATCGTCCGGTACATGTCCGAGTTCTCGCTGATGACCTGGGTAGCCGTCGCGACGTTGCCGCGGTCGAAGCGGTAGTACTGGGTGCCGAAGCCAACCTTGAAGCTGAGCAGGTTCAGATCGTTGTTGATGGCCTGCTCATGCTCCGCGACTCTGAGCGCCGGGTTGCTCTCATGCAGGGCCTCGTGGGTGTCCTTGAAGTAGTCCTCCGGCAGCTGGTAGAAGACGGAGTCATTCGGGTCAAAGACCGGGCTGCCGTCCTGCGTGCCCAGCATCTCAGGCGCCACGAAGATCCGCTTGCGGCCGAGGGTGAACTCGTTCGCGTAGCTGTCATACTCGAGGTCGATCTTGGCCAGGACGTCGACGGCGTTGGCGAAGATCGAGACGCCCATCGGGTTCGTGTCATCCTCGTCCACGTTGTTGGCGATGTTCAGCTTGTCGATCACGAACTGCGGCTGGTCGCTTCCGGTCTCGATCCTGGCAGCCAGTCCGGCGAAGCTCGGGATCTGGTTCCACTCCTCGGGCGTCAGCTCCCTGCCGGTGCCGTCAGAGCAGAGGACCACGCTGTTGTCGATCACGTACTGGAAGGACTCCTCCCCGGTGTCCGGATCCGTGAAGGGCAGCAGGTGGTGGTACTGGAAGTTGGCGTACTTCTTGCGCTGGTAGGTCTTCTCGAAGAGGAAGACGCACTCCGTGACCCTGGAGTTCTCCCAGGCCGTTGGGTATATGTTCTTAGCCACGACGTAGTTGATCTTGACGTCACCGCTGACCGCGTTCCCCTCCTCGTCGAGGACCATATTGGTGAGGTAGGGGACATAGGCCACGGTCCCGCAGGCCGCCTTGCGCTCCTGGTACTCGTTGCCCTGCACGGTGAAGTTGGCCTCCTCCATGACTCTCTTCACGAAGGCGTCCGTCGCCGGGTCCTTGATCGTGATCTTGACCTTCTCGTTCAGGAGCAGGTCAGCAATGTCCTCGCTGATCTTCTTGGCCATGCCCAGGCTCTTACGGTGGCAGCGTTCGTACCTGCTGGCGCCTCTGTAGACGCGGTACCAGTGGAAGCGCTTGACGTCCCCGCGGTACCAGCTGTCCCACTGGGCTATCTTTGCGTAGAAGGTGCTGTCGATCGTGTCGATGCCCTTCTTCTTGAAATATCTGAAAATGTTCATCTCAGTCCTCCCTCAGGTTCCGGCTCTGGATCCTGCACCGGCAGGAAGCGGCGGACCTTCGACCACATGCCCATGACGCAGTAGCGGATCGCGTCCATGGCGTGGTCGTCAACTTTGACCGGAACCTCCCGGCCTCGTTCGATGCTCTTTTTGTCGTATTCATAGACGCCGAACTCGTAGACGGCGTTGGACTGCAGCGGCGAGATTGTCAGCGTCCCGAAGGTCAGGAGCTTCTGCACCCTGGAGATCCCCAGGGCCACGTCGTTCTCTGCCTCCCTCAGGTGAAGGCTGAAGGGAAGACGGACAGCGCTGACGGCTCTCCGGATCTCCTCCATCAGGCCCCTCGCTGAAGGGTCCAGGAAGAGGTAGAAGTCCCGGGCGCCGTAGCTCTCGAAGAGCTGCGTGCAGAAATCCACAAAATCCTCAGCGTAGTCGCTCGGGCTCTTCTGGATGCCTTCGTCGCGGCCCGAGTAGAAGTACTCGCTCAGCCCCTCCAGCCGCCTCGTGTTGAAGTTCAGCCCGAAGGCCTGGTAGGTAGTCGCGTTCTGCTGACCATAGTCGCCGCCGATCGCGATGATCGGGTAGCGGGTGTCCGGCTCCGGCCTGCTGATGACCTTGTCGCCGAACATGTAGTAGATCAGCTCGTCCACGCCGATCGACTCGCCCAGCCAGAGGTAGCGCCACTGCCTCGGGTCCACCTGCTTCAGGAGCTCGGCAGACTCGACCAGCTTCTTCCCCAGCCACTCGGGCGGGACGTCTCTGTAGTCGGTGTGGACGTGGATGCAGTCGGGCCGCTTCTCCATCTTCCTGCACCAGGAGACGACCGGGGCGTTGGGGTTCTTCGGCGGGTTGTAGAGGTAGAGCATCTGGAAGCCCTCGTCGTTGCCTCTGACGAAGGTGGCCTCGATGTTCTGCAGCTCGTCCTCGCCGTCGCCCTGCTCGAAGAACTCGCTGACCTCGTCGATCAGGACGATCTTGATCGGCTTGCTCTCGTCGATGATGCCCTTGGTGTCGTCGATATTGTCGGACCCGGTGAAGTAGATCGTGTTGCCGTTCGGCTTGTAGGTGATCTCCATCGGGCTGACCGTGATCTTGAAGAGCCGCTCGTCCAGTCCCAGGCGCTTGATGGCCCGCTTGATCTCCTTGTAGACGGTCTTCCTCAGCTTGTTGTGGCGCTTGCGGATGACCACGGCGGAGCAGTCCGGGATATTGACGACCTTGTAGACCGTCTCGATAGCTGCCTCGCTCGACTTCGTGCCCGCTCGGCCCGAGGTCAGGATCTTGTGCATGTGCTCCGTGTCGTTGAAGATCCGGTAGAAGGGCCTGATGATCAGGTCACTGATCCGGATGGTCTTCTCTTGTGTCATTGATAATTGTCACTTTCTGGACCTCCTCGCCGCCGGTTCCCAGCTTGGAGCGGAGCACCTCCAGCCGGGTCTTCTGCTCGTCGGTGGCCAGATCCCAATTCCTGTGCAGCATCTCGTCGTACTGCTTGATCATGTTGCGGAGGGTCTCCATGGCGCGGCTCTGGGCCTGCAGGAAATTGGCCTGCTTGTCCCAGGAGTGCTGCACGGCGTAGGTCGTGGAGCTGCCTGAGTCGCTGATGGACTCGCCGATCACGTCGGTCGTGTGGTCTTCCTGGTCCTTCACGTAGGCGATCTTCTGGGCCCGGACGATGGCTGCGTACTGGAAGCGGATGTTCTGCCAGAGCAGGTCGAGCGGATCAGCGTCCTCGGTCTCGTTCAGCAGCTCCAGCGTCTCAGACGGCAGCCACTTGGAGAAGAAACCATACTTCTCGGCCCGCTTGTTTCCCTTCGGCGCCGCACGGTTCCTGTTGCCAGGCTGGCCGCCGCGTTTTCGAGCGCTCGCCTTCTTTTTCGAGCGTTCGCCTTTTTCGTCATCCCAGTGCCAGGTGCACTTCCATCGGCGGACGGTTCCTTCCGGGATGTCCAGCTCCTTCGCAATGTCAATTAGTTTTTTGCCCTGCCGGTAGAGCGCCAGGGCCTCGTCCGCCTTCGCGTTTCTCGCCCTTGGCACGTTTTCGCCTCCTCGTTTATTCGGTGTTTTGCTTGGTACACAAAGAGCGCGGGGCTTTTTCCAGCCTTCGCGCTCTTTTACCATTCCATAATATCACTTTCTTTTGTGTCATACCGTGACATCTTTCAGGAGCTCCGCCATGTTCTCGATCCCGCGCTTGCGGATCCTGAACGTCTGCCGGACGCCGTAGCCGATGATGTCAGCCACCTCGGTCATGGGCGCCCTGCCGATGAAGTACTCTGCCAGGACAGTCTTCTCGGTCTCGTCCTCCAGCTTGTCGATCATCCTGGAGACTTCAGCCACGGCCTCCGCCTTTTCGATCTTCAGCTGCTCGATCTGGTGCTCCAGGTCGTCGATCTCGGCCATGATCCTGCTCATGGGATCGCTGGGAGAGCTCTGGACCCGGTCGACGTCGTAGCGGATGGCACCCGGCAGCAGGCAGCTCTCCAGCTCGCGGATCTGCAGCTCCTTCCGCTTGATCGCGCTGTCCTTCATCCGGGCCTGCTGCAGGAAGGCCCGGACCTTTATATACTCGTCGTCTGTCATCGTCTACCTCCATTCGTGTCCTGTTTCCTTGTCCCTCAGGACGATCCTGCCGACCACCTCGAAGCCTGCGACGCCTGCCACCGCCTTCATCATGTTGATCACCTGCATGACCGTCGGCGGCGTCTGACGGCGCTCAGCTGCCCGCTGCTCGGCCATGACGTGGCCGATTGCCTTCTCGGCCGTCGGGTCCTGATATTTCTCCGTGTTCATACCTTCAGCACCTCCTTCAGCTCCATGACCACCTTGTCGGTAGCGTAGGCGTAGCCGTATTCGACGCAGGCGCCCCTGGAGTTCTCCCAGCCGGGCAGCAGGATCACGGCGTCGGCCTTCCGGATCAGCCTCAGGCAGATGCTCATATATTCGTGCCAGGTGCTCCCGGCCGGAAGGACCTGGTCGAGTGCTGCCGGATTGATCACCCGGAAGCCCATGTCCTCCAGGGCGTCACGTGCCTCCTGGAAGCGCTGGTGGTAGTCTTCGTGGCCGGTAATCGGCCCGGCGATGTATAAAGTGCTCATTGTTTCCCCCTCCGTTCCTTCAGTGCTGCCAGCAGGGCCGACTGGCTGGTGTCCTTGTGCTGCAGTGCCGCCATGACCTGCTCGTCGACGGTACCCTCTGCGATGATGTGGTGGATGATGACCGGCTTCTCCTGGCCCTGCCGGTATAGTCTGGCGTTGGCCTGCTGGTAAAGCTCTAGGGACCAGGTGAGGCCGTACCAGACGATCACGTGGCCGCCGTCCTGCAGGTTGAGACCGTAGCCGACGCTGGCAGGGTGGGCCAGGAGGATCCGGATGTGGCCCTCGTTCCAGTCTGCGATGTCCTCCGGGCCGTTCAGCGTCCTGGCGTCAGGAAGCACCGCCTGGATGGCTTCCAGGTCGTGCCGGAAAGAGTAGAAGACCAGGACCGGGCCAGCCGTGTCCTCGATGATCTCCTGCAGGGCCTCCAGCTTCCTCTGATGAATCCTAACGGCCCTGCCGTCTGTCGTGTACGCCGCGCCGTTCGCGATCTGCAGGAGCTTGGACATGACCGCCGCGGCGTTGAGGGCCACGATGTCGTTGTCTGCTCCCAGGTGCAGCAGCTGGTCCTGCTCCATGGCCTTGTAGAGGGCCTGCTCCTTGTCGGACAGCTGCACCGGGATGACGTTGTCGATCCTCTTCGGCAGTGTCAGGTAGTCGCTGGCGCTCATGCTGATACAGATGTCGCTGATCTTTTCCTCGATCTGTTTCTGGGCTCCCCTCCGGAGCTCCCACCTGTAAACGACGTAGCCGTTGCGGGCTCCCGGCCGGAAGTAGGTCTCGCGGTAGAAGCCCAGGGTCTTCCCCAGGCGCTCGCCTCTGTCCAGAAGATAGAGCTCAGCCCAGAGGTCCATCATGCCGTTCGGCGACGGCGTTCCGGTGAGGCCGACCACGCGGGAGACGAGAGGCAACACCCGGCGGAGAGAGCGGAAGCGCTTGCTCTGCGGGTTCTTGAAGCTCGAGAGCTCGTCGATGACGACCATGTCGAAGGGCCAGCGGCGGCCGTAGTACTGGACCAGCCAGGCGACGTTCTCCCGGTTGATGACATAGATGTCAGCCTCCCGGCTGAGGGCTGCCTGCCTCTGACCGGGTCCGCCCAGCACCCGGGAGATCTGCAGCTGCTTCAGGTGGTCCCACTTGGCGTGCTCCCTCGTCCAGGTGTCCTCGGCCACTCGTTTGGGAGCGATCACCAGGACCTTCGAGATCTCGAAAGTCTCATACAGGAGATGCTGGACGGCCGTCAGGGTGATGACGGTCTTGCCGAGGCCCATGTCCAAGAAGAGCCCGACATGCGGGAGGCGTTCCACCAAGCTGATGGCCCGCTCCTGGTATTCGTGCGGGGTGAACTTCATGGCCTTGCCCTCCTGATGAACTCCCTGGCCTCGTCCATGCCCCGGATCACCTCAGCATTGCAGCCCAGATGCCGGAGGCGTTCCAGCTGCCACACCTGGACGGGCCGGGGCTTGCCCCCATCGGTTTTCAGCTCCACAAAGTGCACCCTGCCGCCCGGGAGGATGACGATCCGGTCGGGCACTCCATCGTTCCCGGGGCTGGTCCACTTAAAAGCCAGCCCGCCCATCTTCTCAATCTCCTTCCTCAGCCACTTCTCGACGTCTCGTTCGCGTTCGTTCATTTCAGCCTCCATTTATCCACAAAGTTGTCCACATTTTCCGGTTGGAACAAGTGGAACAAGTTTCGCCCGTTTTCCTATACGCGCGTATATTACGCGTGCGTACGTGCGTATACGCGTGTACGCGTGCTATATTCTTATAATTTTTATTTTTATTTATACTTGTTACCACTTGTTACCACTTGGGCCAGAGCCTTGATTTATAAGGGTTTTCACGGTAACAACTTTTTGGAACAAGTGGAAGTTGTTCCACTTTTTGGGGCTTCCGCCGGAACAAGTTCAGGAACATGCCCCAGCTTGTTCCGCACTTGTTCCACAACTTGTTCCAGGACTTGTTCCTCGTTTTCTGACCCTCGTGTAGACCCTCTGCTTGCCATAACCGGGGATCCTTGTCGTGCTTCCCGTTCGCTCCCAGTTGGTCAGCCTGGCCATGATGGCCGCGATCTCGTAACCGTCCTGGCGTTTCCACATGTTCCTCGGTCTTCCGAAGCACTCGCAGAAGATCTCCAGCGCGCAGACCTCGGTCCGCTGGCGCGTTCCTTCTTCCTTGGGCTGCAGCTCGTCATCCTGCTGGAAGTAGTCCACCCTGCGGTAGGTGTCCCAGTCGTAGAAGTCATCCGGCAGCTTCGTGTCAAGGTATTCGATGACAGAGCCCTCGCGGTCGTCGTACTCCAGCGCCTGCTGCTGCATCTGGGTGGCCACCTTCTCCAGCTCCGGATCCAGGTAGGCCGTCTCGCCCTCTGAGGCGAGCGCGAACGCCTCCGCCCATATTTGCGAGCGTTCGCTCTCCGTGATGTCCCAGACGGACTTCCGGCCGCCCTCGACCGGCACCGGCCAGAAGCGGCGGTTGCCGGTGGTGTCCCTCAGGAAGCCGGTGGTGGTATTGGTCGTTCCGAAGATCACGCAGGTCCTCGGGTGCCTTTCGACGACTCGGCCATAGGCTGGCCGGTACTCGTCGATCTGGCGGCTGAGGAAGCCCTTCAGGATGTCCACGTCGGCCTTCCGGGTGCCCTGCATCTCGCCGATCTCCATGATCCAGCAGCCCTGCAGCTTCTCGGCCGCGGTCTTATCCCTGGTGTCTGCGAGGCTCAGGGAGTCGCTGAACCACTCGCCGCCCAGCTTCCTGAGCATGGTCGACTTGCCGATGCCAGGCTTGCCGTCGAGGACCAGGACGGTGTCGAACTTGCAGCCGGGCTCCAGCACGCGGTTGATGCAGCCGATCAGGCTCTTCCTGGTGACCGCTCTGGTGTAGGCTGTGTCCTCCGCACCCAGGTAGTCGATCAGGAGCGTGTCCACCCTTGGGACGCCATCCCACTCAGGCAGGCCTGCCACATAGTCCCGGAGCGGGTTGAAGCGGCGCTCGCTGACGACGGTGGTGAAGGCCTTCTGGAAGACCTTGTCCGTGAAGTTGACGTGGTAGGTGACGCTGATCCACATGAAGAGCTGGGCGTCGTCGCTTTCAGACCAGAACCTGTTCGGCCGGGTCCATGGGAGCTTCTTCCTGCACTCCACGCCGCCGCTGAGCTCGTTCAGCTGGATGCCCTGGATGTTCGGGTCGTTCCTGAGGATCAGGAGAGCGTTGTGAGCGTTCGGCGAGAGCGTTCCCTTGTCGTTCACTTCCAGCTTTACCTGCCAGGAGTAGCCATCGTCTTCCGCGGCCCCATCCGGATCCGCGGCAGGAGCCTCAGCGAAGTCGTCGGCCGCCTGCTGCCTTCTCTCGGAGAAGAGCGTGGTCTTGGTGTCAGGATCCTGGGCGGCGAAGTCGGCCATGGCCTTGTAGCTCGGCCGGTCCTTGCCGGTCTTGTCTTCCTTGCCTTCATCCTGGCCGCCGAACTTGTGGATCCTGACCAGGTCGAAGGCGTTGCAGAGCTGCCCGCCCGCCGGATCCGTTGAGTGATTGGAAAAGGCGAACATATCGCCGTCGTAGATGACAAGGCCCGCGGCCGTGGAGCCTGCCGCGTAGGTGTAGCGGTCCTCCTTGGCCGTCTGGGTGTAGACGTCCGGCAGGAACTTCGCGATCGCCTCCGGGATCGTGTAGGTCCGGCAGAAGGCGCCGACGATGCCCTTCTTGGCCAGAGGGTCGCCCTGCTTGTCGGCCTGGCGCTTCCGGATCCCGGCCATCCTGGAGGACTCCGGCCAGTAGCTGGTGTCCGTCCAGTCCGGGTACTCGGCCAGGACGCTGTCGGCCTTCAGGAAGGGCGCGTCGTAGTACTTGAAGAACGGCTCGACGCCGGTGCTGTTGCTCGGCCAGTACATGAGGCGCGTCGGCTGGAAGGTCGAGTCGTCGAAGTAGTCGATGCCGATCTTCTCGGCGATCTTCCTGGCGATGGCCTCATACTCGTCCGGAGAGACCTCGCGGTCGAGCGGCATGATCAGACGGTAGCGCGGCGTGGCCTTCGAGTGCTTGTGCGTCGAGTAGACGGCCAGGGCGCTGTTGATCTCCAGGTTGTTCATGAGGTTGTCCCAGAAGTCGGCAGGAGGGAAGTCCAGGTCCAGGGTGAGGATCTGACGGGCGAGGACGTAGCCGGTCTTCCGGCGTCCTTCCTTCAGGTGTCCGCCGACGAAGCCGCCGATGTCCTTGATCCGGTCCTGCTGCTCCTTTGACATTTTCATGTATTCGGCGTGGGTCTCCGGAGTCTCCACGGACTTCGAGAGCTTCAGCAGCAGGGCGGACCAGTAGATGGTCTTGTTCTTCCAGGCTGTCTCGAAGCGGCTCTTGCCGGTGGAGATCAGGAGCTCGCCGTTGTTCTGTATTTGTAGATGGTGGTCGGCGAGGCGTAGGACCTCGGCCGTGTTTGCTTTATTTGTCATAATCCGCGACCTCCGCGTTCTTCTTCAGCCTGTTGGCCCGGTTCTCAGCGCTGACGAACTCCCGCTGGTAGTCACGGTAGGAGGCGAGCGCGTCGCGCTGCCTTTGCTTCAGGTCCTTCAGCTTGGCCTTCAGTTCTTTGAGCTGCTCCCGGTAGGCCCGGCCCTCTTTGGTCTTGCAGTACTCAGCCAGGCGCTCGATCTGGCCGGTGAGCTTGTCGATCTCCGGCTGCATCTCTGTCGCCTTGGTGTGCTGCTCCACGGCCTTGTTGGCCAGGTCTCTCCGGCCGTCCAGGAGGGCAGAGGCGCGTTGACCGCAGTGCTGGACGATGATGGCCCGCAGCTCGTCCCGGTGATCATAGTCTTCGTCGACCAGTTTGAGCAGCTTCCGGAGTCGGGTTGCGTCGGTCGGGAAGAACTTGTCCAGCACGATGGTCATGTGGCCCCTGCCTTCGTTGAATGTAAAAGAGATAATATTCTCCATCGGTTCCTCCTTGCTTGTTTATGGGTAGATCCTCCGGGGGCGCAGGGCCCCCGGGATTTATGATCAGTTGATAAGGAAAGCCGGGCGGACGCCGCAGGAGTAGGAGGCGTAGTAGTAGTTCGCATTGCCATTGTCGTAGACATGGGCGAAGGTCGTCGCAGAGCCCTTCCGCTTGTTCTGGAGCCAGCCCCACTCCCAGCAGTTCTGCCGGAAGGCGATCCGGTTCTTCCGGTCCTTCATGAGCTCCCACTGCTCGCAGCCGTCCGGCTCGAAGTACTCCGCGTCCTCCTGGCCGAAGATCTCACCGAAGAAGGGGATCCGGAGCAGGTCGCCGTTGTCGAACGGGACCATCCGGTCGCCCCAGTCGTCGAAGAGGTCGAGGATCTCCTTGCTCCTGAGCGTCTCCCTGAGATCGCTCTCTTCATAGCCGCCCTTGTTGGTGCTCTTCCTGTTCATCGGGTAGGCCTCGTCGAGGTACTGATCCAGCAGGAAGAGGGCGCCCTTCGGCGTGACCGTCTGGCATGTAGCCGTATAGTGGCCGACGCGGATCTGGTCGCCGGTCTGGATCTCGGTGGTCTTGGTGAGCGTCTTCCGGTAGACGTCAATGCTGTGCATAGTCTCGAAAATTTCCATGTGTGTCCTCCTTAGTCTTTCTTGTAGAAGGGCGTCTCGTAGGTGTCGCCCTTTAGTGGCAGGCCCGGCGCCCAGTCTATGGGCTGGCCCATGATGTCATTGATCACGGCCGGGGCCTTGGTGTCTTCGTTCGGCACGTCGACGATCATCTCGTCGTGGACGTGCATCACGATCTTGTAGCCCAGCTCGCTGACCCGTGTCATGGCCACGGCCAGGCAGTCCCTCGCGGTCGCCTGGACGATGTTCTCGACCAGCTTCCCGCCGTAGGTCTCGGTGTCTTCCCACTTCTTGGTCGTCTGATTGACGCCCATGTAGACGATCGACTCGCGGCCGGTCATTGGATCCTGCTTCAGGCGGGTGCCCCAGTAGCAGAGCTTCCTGCCTCCGGGGAGCTTCACGAAGAGGTTCCGGTTGATGTAGCTGAAGGCGACGCCGTGCTGGATCCTGACCGTCCGGTGTTCCGTGATGGCGGTCTTGGCCGCCAGCTCGCAGGTCCTCCAGAGCTTCACGATGTGCGGGTTGGCGTTCCGCCACATGTCGACGATGCCCTGCAGCTCGTCCTCCGGGATGGTGCCGTCCTTGTCCATGCGCTTCATGGCTCCGACGCCTCCCTGGTAGCCGCAGGCCAGCACGGCGACCTTGCCCTTCTGCCTGAGGTGGCCGTTCACGCCGTGCTTCACGACCGGCACGTGGTACATCATGGAAGCGGTGGCACAATATACGTCGCCGCCGTCCCGGAAGGTCTTTAGCGTCCACTCCTCACCGGCCAGCCACGCGATCACGCGGGCCTCGATGGCAGAGAAGTCAGAGACGACGAACCTGCAGCCCTCGGAAGGGATGAAGGCCGTCCGGATCAGCTCGGAGAAGACGAAGGACGTCTCGCCGAAGAGTGTCTGCAGTGTGTCGAAGTCGCCGTCCTTTGCCAGCTGCCTGGCCAGATCGAGGTCGGGCAGGGTGTTCCTGGTCAGGTTGTGCGTCTGCACCAGGCGCCCGGCCCATCTGCCGGAGCGGTTGGCCCCGTAGAACTGCAGGATCCCGCGCAGGCGTCCGTCCCTGCAGACGGCCTCCAGCATCGTGCTGTATTTGCTGACC